TCTCCTTTCAAAGAGGCCAAAGAGCGCAAGTCAAAAGACCCACGCAGAAAACTAGAAGGGCGGCAGCGAACTCGCCGGTAGGGGTCAGCTTCATGAGTAGTCCCACGCAAATTCTTCGGTGAGCTTCTCGCGGATCTCATCTTCGTGAGCGGCGTCGAAGCATTGATCGCAGAAAAAAGCAGCCTCGAAATTTTGCTGAGAATACAGCAAAGCGTCCGTTTTGTTTGAGCAATTTGGACAGATACAAGCGTGCGCCGGGGAGATCTGCTCTCCCGTCCGATGGTGATCGCGGACATGGTCGAAGTTGATCGTGAGGACGTAGAACTCCTCTCTCAATTCGTCGAGGCCACGCTGAACCCAATCTATCCCTATTCCTAAATCATCGTAAAGTGCCATCAGTTTTCTCCTTGTGCGGCAACTTCCGCGAGGTATTCGGTGTGGCATCTGTCGCAATGGTGAAACGAGGTGGCAGTGATCTCGCAGTCGGTTTCGCCAACCGTGCCGCCACACTCGCAGCAGGTGATGCGGAAGGTGGGAGTGGCGGGCTTGAAGGTGATGGCCTTGATTGCGCTCATCGGATCACCCCCTCTCCGGTGATGGGGCCGCAGAGGCCCTCCACCACTACCGGCAGATCGCCAAAGGAACAAGCGACCAAGCCGGAACCGGAGATCCGCCAGAACGCCCGCCCGTTGGGGTCGATCCCCTCTTCCGGCGCATGGGTGACCGCTACCGGCCCGTAGTTTTCTGTCTCGAAAGTGATGGTCATCAGTTTTCTCCTCGTGTCCAGGCCTTAGCCTGTTCCAGTGTGTCCAGAAGCGCGTGGTAGGAGTCGCCGACAAACACCCCCCAGCCTCCGCCTGTCATCTCAATCAAGCGGTACATTCCGCGTGTCCAATCGTCGCCATCCCTCGTCCATCGCTGTGGTCTCTTGGCCATTTCGCTCTCCTTATCAATCGTTGATGGGGGTCCAATCTTCCCTGCGCAGGAAACCCGCTGCGGCTGCGGCAGTGTCAAACTCCCGAGTCCAGGGCTTGGTGTAAATGCGACCCGTAGTTGTGTCGCGCTGGGACACAATGAAGACGAACTCGCCTGCGCGCTCCACGTCGAAGGTCGGCGTGCTTACGATGGTGGCGGTGGTGTTGCCATCGGTGCTTAGGAATCGTGTGGTCATGTTGTTCTCCTTGCGGTGGGTGGCTCGTTCAGAAGGAATGTACAGTACGCGGGGAGAACCGCAACCCCTCCGCTTGACAAAGCTTAATCCGTTCAGTAAAAACTGGACATGGCCCACCCCATCCAGACTTTTCTCGCGGAAAGACCTCGCCAGACCCAGGCTTCTCTAGCTAGGGATCTGGGGGTTGGCCGCGCTCACATCTCCGAGATCGTTTCAGGGCGCTCCAGAATGTCGATGAAGCTCGCGATGAGGATCGTCCGGCTCACCGGAGGCGAGATCTCCCTGGCCGATATAGCCAATTGGCAACCCGAGGAGGTCACAGAATGAGAGAGGAGAAGCGTTTTCGGAGCGGGTTCACCGGGGTGCCCAACGCGCTCTATCTCGCGAACCTGAACGATAGGGACGCGCTGTATGCGTTTCTGCGTTTTGAGGGGGACACGTTTTTCGGCGGGCTCAAGAGTGCCACCGCCTACTGCCAGATCCTGAAGATGGGTCACCGACGCGTTGCCAACCTCCTCGAAATTTGGCAGCGCGAAATGGCCCAACCGGATCTCAACCGGATCTCAACCGGATCTGGAGCGGACGTTTCCACTGCCACCGCGGACAGTTGCGGCGAAAGCGACGGGCAAATGGCGGGTAAATGGCGGGTAAACGACCGGAGCCTTCTATCTAGTACAGAAACAGAAACAGAAAGAGATAAGAGTCCAGACGCAGAGCGCCTGACAATCCTCTTCGCTGACACGTTGTACTCATCGGCAGCGGCCTATGGCATCTCGCGTCGAAAGCAGGCCCGGCCGCCCAGGGCTTGGTTTGTCGAGATGGATCGGCTTCTGAGGCTCGACGGCATTGAGGCGAGTGTGGTCGAGGAGGTGCTGATCTGGGCGATCACCGAATCAGATTTCTGGGGTACGGGTTGCGGGCAGGGTGTGCTTCAGAGCGTGCCGAAGCTGCGGAAAAACTGGGACCAACTCGCGGGGCAGCACGCCAAAGCTCAGGGTGGCGGCGTGAGTGGGTCACGGTTCCCGGTCACCGAGAGGTTGCTCTCGCGAACCGACAACGTGGTGAGCTTTCCTGTGACCGCACGAATTTTGGGGGGTGACTGATGGACAAACGAGAGCGGGCTCTGCGCGCAGGATCGCTAGAGGAGATGTACCAGACCTTTGGCCGGGATCTGGGAGAGGCCCAACTGCGCTTGATGGGCAATCTGACAAAACACGTCCCAGCGGCAATTTTCAGGGAGGCGTGCCAACTCGCCTGCATCAACACTCGCGGCGGGTTTCCGCCAGGGGTGGGCGATGTGGTCGCTGCGGCCCTGGAGCTTGCACCCGGCGGATACACACCGGGCCAAGGTATGTCCAAGCCGAGGTGGCACCAGCAGGCCACGTTCAAGATTCGCGGAGGAGTGGACGAACGTCCCCAAGTGCAAGGGTCACGGGGTGGCGAGGCGAGTTTTCTGGAGATTGCAGGGGAGGTAGGGAAGTGAAAATCGGAGACAGCGGGAGGCTCAATATCAGCTTAGTCCAAACGGGCGAGCGGAGGCGAGTGAAAATGGGCTCGATTGCGGCGCTCGCCAAGAGCATGGACACCTACGGGCTGATCCATCCGATTGTGGTCCGCGACGATGGGATGCTGGTGGCCGGGGGTCGCAGGCTGGAGGCCGCTAAGAAACTGGGCTGGAAGTCGATCCCAGCCACGCCGATCTCAAAGCTCTCCGATGAGCAACTGCGGGAGATCGAACTGGAAGAAAACATCCGCCGGGAGGGGCTCGACTCTTACGAGGCCAGCGCCCAGCGCATGAAAGAGATCGGGGTGATCGAAGATAAACTGAGGCACGATGCCTCGGTTTCTCCGGGTGGCCGAGGGCGAAAAGGGGGGAACAGGGAAGTGGCGAGCCGTCTGGGGGTGGACCCTAAGACCGTTCGCCGCACCAAGAAGCACGTTGCGATGGCCGACCGTTTCCCGTCCATGAAGCATAAGGACTGGAACCAGGGGCTGGTTCTCGCCGCCGAGGAGTACATGAAGGATCTGGTGCCCGAGGCTGAAGAGGTCTTCAAGGAGGAACTCTCCGGGCATCGGGTGCGGCCTGCCGAAACCTTGGCGGCGATGACCAACCTCGCAGCGAAACCACGCAGCGAGCAGAAGAAGATCGCCAAACTGTGCCTCTCGGAATCCGATGATGAGAGGTTTATCGGAGCGAGTCGGCTTCACAACATCCCGCCCGCCCTCCCGGCGTGGGTGTCTATCGCTTCCGAGATCCGCGTGAAGTGCGAGCAGGCCGAGAAGCGTGCGGGTAGTTCGGGAATGCCCAAGGGCGCAAAGCGTTTCTTCAAGGATGTTATCCACGCGGCCCAATTGTTGGACCGCATGGCGAAAACCGAATACCAGAAGATTAAAAAAGCAGAGGGGTTTTGATATGGACGATCAAATCACAATCGACGGCGACGAAGAGCGTAATCTGGGTGCGGCAATTCTCGAATGGGTGTCGAAACAGCGCAAGGCGTTCACCATCCGAGAAGCGGCGAACGAGTTGCTGGAGAGCGGCTTCTTCACCGAGAAGGAAATGAATCTGGAGGGCCTGAAGTACAAGTGGGCACGCCATCAGGTCAAACGGGCGTTCGGGGTGCTGGCCTCAAATGGATTCCCTCAGATGGTCCCGGTGACCGATGGGCAAGACCCTATCTACAAGCGGTACGAGCAACTCGTTTTCAATGATTACACGTTCATCATCGAGTCCAGAATCAAGAGCGCGTTTCAGGATTACGAGAAACTGGTGAGTTGGCAGAAGGACTGCAAAGAGCGGTTTGGGCACGCGCCGTCGATTCCAGACTTGGAGTTCTGATTGAGCTACCAGTGAGGGTGATCGAGCTTCTGGCGGGGGGGCCAGCAGAGATAGATTGGGAACGGGTGCGCGCCGATGCGCCTGGGCTCCACGCTCTCGCGATGGACATTTGCGAGAACGGTCTGCAAGAACCGATCCGCCTCGACCCCTACGGTCGCATCGAGGATGGGGTTCACCGCACCCTCTCGCTCTGGCTCCTGGGGTTCCAGGGTGACGTTCCGGCGACCCGGCCATCGCCCACGCCAACAGGCTACGAGGAGGGTGCGTTTTGGAAACTGCCGCACCTCCCCACGATCACCGAGAAGATTCGCGAGGCGATGCTGCAATCCGGGCCCGAGGAGTGGGAAAACTACTGGGGCTGGCTGGCCCTCAAACTGGACACATCGATCATCGCGGGCGACCCGTTTCTGGAGTGGCTCCACGCCCGGCACCCGTTCCGGTGCGGGGTTCTCTCGATGGACCCGTTCTCGTTCTACGGCTGGCACACCGATGGTCGCAGAGGGGTCTCGATCAATATGCTGACCGACTTCACTCACGGCCGACACTCCTCGATGTTCGCGCTGCCCAGGGATCAATCCCGCTCGCAGGGCCGGTTCTTTGAACTCCACTACGAGCCCAACCGATTCTACCTCTTCAACAATCAGGTCGAGCATACGGTGGTCAATTACGAGGGCAACCGATTCGTGTTCTCCATCGAGTTTGATGAGGACAAAGACACTCTCAACTTCGCGCAACTGAAACGGGAGATCGAGGAGTGACTTTCGAGGCACAGTTTGAACTCGCGGGACTGCCGCCAATGAACCGGCAGCACAAACACTGGGCTGTTCTGGGCAAACTCAACAAGCGGTGGCGGCACGATGCCTACATCGCAATGCGTGCGGCGGGGTTGCCAGACGGTGAACTCAAGAGCGTGCGGGTGCGTTACACGCGGCACTCAACCAGTGAGCCTGATACGGACAACCTGCACGCAGCAACGAAGGCGATTCAGGACGGGCTCTGCGATGCGTTGAAGTTCGACGATAAGCCCAACCAGTTCACACCGGAGTGGCGATGGGAAAAAGCACGTCCGAAACACGGGAAAGTAACGGTTCAGATTTGGGGGGAGTTGAAGTGACACTGGAGCAGGCAAGTAGCGAGAGGTACCGGCGTGGTCGCAAGGAATATGGGGGTCAGGAGTGGCGAGGGGAGCGAGGCTGCGCGGAGGCCAGGGAGGAGATCGAGGATGCGTTCACCTACATCTCGCTGGAGAGGGCTTGCCTACTGCGAGGCCGAGACCCGAATGGAGATGACCTGTCGGTGAGAGACGATAAGACGCTCCGGGTGATCGACCAGTTGTTGGGAAACCTGCGTGAAACGTACACCGGGTTGGGACTGCTATCAGCAATTCTGGACGATGACCGCTCACACCGGTGGGAGCCGCTCAAATTTGTCTGAGCAAACCGGGGACAGTCGAGGACACAAGGCGAACCCGCTGGTGCCCAATCGCGGATGGGCTGGGCAGAAACATTGGCAGGAGGGTTGGGAGGCGTGCGCGCAATGGTTTTTTGAGCGGCTCCGAGAAGATCCGGTCTCCAAGGTTCATGCCGATGCGACTGCGATCCTAGAAATCAGGCACGCGGGTAAGGGCGGGAAGCGGAGGCCAAAGCAACTCCGCAGAGACAATCCGGTGCTGCCTGCACTGATTCGGAGGTTCAGAGATTAAATGGCACGCGAGAAGAACGTCCACGCGGACTACCTCAAGTGCGACTGCCACCCGTACTCAGGACTCCACCAATTCTGGGAGGATCTGCGGTGCAACTACGCCGGGTGCCGGGTGTCATGGCATGAGTTCCAAAAAGACCCAACGCCCTGCAAAGGGGGCAAGGCTCGATCGCACAACTCCTACGACTGGATGCGACTCCGAAACGGTGGCTCTATCCCTGATGCGGCCCCCGTGCGCCCCCCGGTTAGGCGCACCCTGAAAAGCCTGTTCCGACAGGACTGAGTCGCCCTACAGGACCGCCCAGTGTCTGTAAAGGGGAATAACGCTCAGTCTCCGGCGCTATTGCGACCCCTATTTGAGTGGGTCTATCCCCCCCCCAAATGTATTTCTCTCACCACCGAATGCACTTGACACGCCCCTGGATCTGAGGCATGGCGGTTTACATGGGGAAGCAGTCGGAGAGACTCGTAAGGAATCTCCGGGGGGCACTCGCGGAAACGCTGAGTGGAGGGTCGCTCACCTGAGCGGCAAATAACGGGGAGTGATTTGGCCGAGGGCAGAGACGAAAACGGCAAGTTCGCTGCCGGAAATACGACGGGGTTCAAGCCTGGGCAGTCTGGAAACCCAGGCGGCAGGCCGAAATCGTTTGGGGCAAAGCTTCTGGCGAAGCTCGATGAGACCGTGGGCAGCAAGGATCTGTACGACCATCTGGTCGCGGATCTGATCGCGGATGCTCAGTCGGATGATCCTACCGTCCGGCTCCCGACCCGCAAGGAATTGCTTGCGCGCATCTTCCCGGTGATCTCGAAACATGAACTCACCGGAGAGCAGGACAGCCACATCGAATTTTCATGGAAGAAAACCACCAGCGAGGACAGTGATGATTCCGTTCAAGAGCAAGACTAAGGTCGCGAAGGCGTACAAGACGCCCAGCAACAAGATGCCGGGCCACCTGAAGGGCAGCGGCGGTGCCGTTCGTTCGGGCAATGGGGGCATCCTGGGCAACCGTATGCCGACCGACTTGGGCGGCGACTGGGCCAAGGTTCCCTATCCCTCGCAGAACCCGAAATAGGTAACGCTTGCCGCTGACACAGAGCAGAGAAGGTCCGATCGGATGGAGCGGGCAGTTTCCCACGCGCCACCCGATTGTTCCGAGGCTCGATGGTGCGCCGGGGGGTAGCAATGTTGTCCTGTCTGGCTTCACTTTCGAGCTAGAGGATGGAATTGTGCGCGAGTATCTAATCCCCACGATGGTGGGCGGGAAGCAACTCAGCGACGATGAGGCCATCGCCGTCGCAGAACAGCACGGGCTCGATCGTTACCCGTCATTTGCGGAGCCGGGTGAGGCGAGTGCCTGGGCAGAGGCCAACCACCACCTGATCGATCAGAACGGGAGATGGTCGCCCGATGGTGGACCCGGAGGGCTTGCCCCAAAGGTCGCCGGGGGGCTTTCGTATGAGCCTTGAAGACGCCCTGAGACACGCTCGCGGTTTGAGCGTTCAGAAGCCGACCCTCGATCAGTTGACGAACTTCCCGCAGTGGGTTGGTCGCAACACCGGGGAGGGTGTGCCCCAGTGGCGCGGACTTGCGGGTGGTCTGTCAGGACTCGCGAACCGGATCGGACTCCAGAGTCAGCGTCTCGGAGCGTTGAGTGCGAATGCGCCTTCTAGGGAAGAGCCGCCGATCCCCCCGGAATACTCGTTCACAGGCGGCAGGAACGCCGTGGAGGGCGTCCCCGAATCCGATGCACGCCTAGCAGCATGGGAGCAGGAATACATCGACAGGGGCGGCTCATGGGGGGGTGCGCGGATCGGTGAGTTACTTGCCCCCGATATCCTCGATTTTATCCCGTTCGGCAAGGCGGCTGGATTTGTCGCTGGAGTGGCACCGAAGGTGGGTGGCGCGTTGGCATCGATTCCGCTGGGAGCAATCCCGCGTGGAGGCAAGCGCACCCCCGCCCCCACCCCCCGCGCCGAAGCCCCCACTGCCTTGCTAGAAGCAAACCCAGGGGAGCGACCCCAATCTCCCGAGGGCTTCGTGTTCTATCACGGCACCGGGTCAAAGGTTTCGCTCGCAGAGTTGTCTGCGGACGTGGGTGGCAGGCACGGAGATGCTGGGGCACTTGGTCGCGGGCTCTATGTGACCATCGACCCGAGGATTGCGGGCGAGTACGCGAATATGCGCCCAGGAACTGAGTCCAATGTTCTCCGCCTCGGACTTGGTGAAATGAACATTCGGGTGGTTGACGAGCGACGTGCTGGTGGTCAGAGGTTGGCCGAAGAGTTGGGCGTGGAAGAGGTGCCGACGTGGAACGGTGAGGTGCAGACTAATCGCGCATGGGCTGACGAGTTCAACGCGAAGGCCAGAGCGGCAGGCATAGATGGTGTCTACGCGAAAGACACGGGAGAGGTTGCCGTATTCAATGCCGACAAACTGGTCGAAGCCACCCCCCGCGCCGAAGCCAGCGCAGAGAAGACCAGAGTCGCGTCTTTCTTCAGCGGCACGGGCACGGTCGAGGGAGCGATGCCAGACGCGGAGAGCGTCCATGCGGTTGAGTTCATGCCAGCCATCGTGGAGAGTTTTAACAAGGCGCACGGCACGAACTACAAGCCCAGGAGCGTCTTCGACGTTGACCCGGAAGAGGTTGCGAAAGCCAACCCGCACCTATTCCACGCCAGCCCCGTTTGTAAGAACCTCTCCAAGATCAAGCGGGGAGCGAAGCCGACAGTAGACGATATGCGGAGTGCAGAATCTGTTGCCTCTGTGGTCGAGAAGGCGCGCCCCCCCGTGGTGACGGTCGAGAACGTGCCCGGCTACATCGGGACGCCCATGATGGACAAGATCACGAAGTCCCTCGACGATGCGGGCTACACCTATTCGGTCGATGTGATCGACCCCGCAGACTACGGTGGGGCGCAGACCCGACCCAGGATGATTCTCCGAGCGGTGAGGGACGGCGAACTCCCGCCCCTGCCCGAGAAGACCGGGCCAGCGGACTGGTTTGAGTCGGTCGCGGACCTCCTCGATGAGGCCCCGGATAGCCAGATCGGGCCGGATGAGTTGAGGCGGATTCAGAGGTATGTGGACAACGGACGCCTAGACCCGTCCAAGCCGATCATCACGATGGGCGAGTCGGCGTCGAAAGATGTTCCGTATGCGGCGAACGCGGGCGGGCCTTCCCCGACCCTGCTCGCCTCAGATCACGCGACCCCCCGGATACTGTTGCCTGACGGGACAACGAAGAAGGTCACGCCCAGGATGATGGCGCGACTGATGGGACTCCCCGATGAGTTCAAACTCCCCGAGCCAGGGAAGCGGGGCGGGTTTGGCCCTGCCAAGATTGTTATGGGCAACGGGATACACGGGGATATCACCCGGCAGATTTTAGACCCCCTGACGAAGCGCGCCGTGGCTCCACCCGCCAACCGTGGCCTCCCGCTCTTCCAAGTGGGCGGTGGACTGATCGGTGGCGGTGCCGCAGCGGGCGCTCTGAGTCAGCAAGAGCAACCGATGGGCGGGCTGATGCAATGACGGCACCGTTTGGATTCGGAAACTTTGTGGGTGGCTCCGGTCCCCAGGGCAGGGCGAGTTCCATACCGTCCAAGAACTGGCTCGACTACTGGCGCAGACAGATCGAGGAGGGGACCGAGCAACTCGGAGGACTCGCGTATGGCATTAGTGGCGGACTTGCGGGCCTGGGACATGGCGAGATGCAGCGCCGCGAGTTGATGGCTGGCCGAGGTATGGCGTCAGACCCGGAGGCGACTTTTGCGCGAGGGCACGCACGGGCCCCGGGCATAGCAGCATCCAACCAGAAGCTAGAGCAGGCCCGTGAAAAGTACATGGAGGGCGGGGGCAGTGCGGGCGGCGCTTTCATGGCCGAGGCTACTGCGCCCACGTTGCTCGACCTCCCGTTCGGAAGTGGTGCCAAGGTCCTGAAAGGTGCCGCCGCCTTACCTTGGAAGGAAGCGGGTCTGTTCTTGGCAACGCCCTGGGAACTGGCGAAAAACAAGGGCATGGGCAAGTACCTGACGAACAAACCTCTGCCCTTCAGGGCAACCGATCGGCCACCCGGCAAGGGGTATGACGTTGCGCGTGCCCAGATCGAAGGGAAAGAGGCGAGGCTACGCGAACTCATCGACAAGCCGGGGGCGAGGGAGGTGGGGGAGAATTGGTATGACGTATCACCACTGCGTGATGCCCTATATGACGAACTCCCAGCAGATCAGGCCGAAACGGTATTCCAGCTATTCGGTGGATTCATGGGCGCTGGCTCTCCAGTCAGCGATGTAGAAAAGAATGTGGAGCGCGCCCTTTACTGGCTGAACGCACACCAAGGCCGCTACGGGGTTGGGAATTTGACGCTTCCGGGCAGCGGGGCGAACAGAGTTAAACCTTATTCCCCCATCGGTGCCCTGGCTGGGTATCAGTCCCATATGCCGATGGCGGCGCGGGTCCAGAGCGCGGTTATGGCCGGAGACCCAGTGGTGGGTCTGCGCTCAGTCGGCGGTGCCCTGGATCCCACGAAGACCGCCAAGGTGCCTAGGTTCGCTGACGCAATTCTGGGCAATTGGTCAGCGGCTCCAGCCGATCGGCACGCGGTGCGTCCGATTTGGGACATAGATGCACCGACACACTCACAGGCCGAGGCATACGAGAAATTCCATCAGGATGTGCTTGCCCCGTCCTATGACTTGCTTCCCTCGCAAACGATGGCCTCGCAGTGGGTGGGCGGTGCTGCGGACACAAACGTGACCGATGCACGCGGCATGATGGAGCAGATCAACGATGTAGTGAAGCGTCTCGCTTCGGCGCAAGGGAAGACTGAACTGGAGACGTTCAGAGACATCTTGCAGGGGAACTTGCCCGTTGGTTACGCCAGGGATTTGCCGACCGGGGGCCAGAAGGTAACGAAGGAACTCCGCAAGGCTTGGGACTCAATCAAATACCAAGAGGTATCGCCTGAAGACTATGTGAAGGCACAAGGAAATATGGACAGGGCTCAGATGCTCACCCCTTACTCAGCCGACGAACTAACGGCAAGTGGGGCAAGAACATTCCTGTCAGACGATGGGAAGATTGGGTACACGCTGGCGACTGACGGCGACTTCGGTGGCCTGTTCTCTCTTCACACAGACAAGAAGGTAAGCGGCCTGGGAATGTCTGCGATGGAGGACGCCATAGACAGGGGAGCCACGAAGCTAGACGCATTCAACGTCTTGAAATCGAAAGACCCATTGACCGAGAAGTATCGGAGACATGGAGCGGTTACAGTGGATCGGTTTTCCTTCGACCCGAAGCAAGTGCCAAAAGATTGGGACTACAAGAGATACGGTAATCCGTCTGTGGAAATGATGGAAATCTGGAAGCGCGGAAAGAAACAGCCCCTAGGTGGCTTGAAATGACCGCCATCCAAATTCCATACGAGCCCAGGCCCGCCCAGCAGGCGATCCATGACCTCTGCGATACGCATCGCTTTGGGGTCGCGGTCTGCCATCGTCGGTTCGGCAAGTCTGTGTGCTTTGCCAACGAACTGATACGCAGGGCGCTGGCAACTGATAAGTCGGACTGGCGCGGGGCCTTCATCGGTCCCACCTACTCCCAGGCCAAGAGCATCCTCTGGGATGAACTGAAGCGGTACACGAACACGCTGCCCCGCGAGTTTCTGAAGTTCAATGAGTCGGAGCTACGCATCGACTTCGCGAACGGGTCTCGGATCAGATTGTTTTCCAATGACCGCAAGGGCGACGATCTGCGCGGGCTCTACTTCGACACTGTGATTTTCGATGAGTTCGATCTCTGCTCGATGCGGACATGGACCGAGGCTGTGCGGCCCGCCATCTCCGACCGTCGAGGGGATGCCTACTTCATCGGGACATTCAAAGCGGTCTCGGGCCCGCTGGGTCAGGTCTTCGATACGGCAGGCACCAGCGATGACTGGTTCCGCAGGATCTACAAGGCGAGCGAGACGGGATACCTCGACGCGGATGAGCTTCGCTCCAACGAGTCGATCCTCTCAACCGAGGAGTACGCCCGCGAGTTTGAGTGCATCCGGGTGGCCGCAGTCAGGGGTGCGATCTTCGGGAAGGTGCTGCGCGAGATTGAGGAAGAGAAGCGGGTGGGCAAGGTTCCATACGACCCGGCAGTGAAGGTGGGAACCTCCTGGGATCTTGGCGTAGGTGACAGCACATCGGTCTGGTTCTACCAGCAGGTAGGGATGGAGGTCCGCCTCATCGACTATCTGGAGAACAGCGGCGAGGGTCTCGCCTACTACGCCCGCGAGCTTCAGAACAAGCCGTATGTGTATGGCGAGCATATAGCCCCCCACGATATCGGTGTCCGAGAACTCGGCACCGGGCGATCCCGGCTGGAGGTGGCCCAGGAGTTGGGGATCAACTTCCGGGTACTGCCGCGGGTATCGCAGAGCGGGCGCAGTGAGATCGACGAACGGATTGATGCGGGGCGCAGGCTGCTCCCCCGGTGCTGGATCGACGAAGAGAAGTGCGCGAAGGGTCTTGAGGCTCTCCGCTCATGGCACCGGGCAGAGAACGTCCGCACCGGAGAGCTTCATCCGACCCCGGTCCACGATTGGGCGAGTCATGGGGCGGATGCCTTCACCTATCTCGCGATGGGACTGCGAGAGCAGAGAACAGTTAACCGGCCCAAGGTGGCCTCTGGATGGGTGACCTGATGGGTGTCGGATACGGTGGAGATGTGAAGAGCGAGCAAGAGGTGGCCGAGGAGCGACCGGACTACCTGGGCAGCCAGAGGCTCCTGGGCGTGATCCGATCCGAGATCGACAGCAGTGCAGGGTGGACGGGTTCAAAGCTCTCCAAGGCCCGCAGGCAGACCCTGAACGAGTATTTTGGCAATGCGCGGGGCGACGAACGTGCGGGACGCTCCCAGGTCATCAGCCGGGTCACATTTGAACAGGTCGAGCAGTTGCTGCCCAGCCTGATGGAGATCTTCACCAGCGGTGCCGAGACGGCACGGTTCACTGCCCGGAACCCGGAGGACGAAGAGGTTGCCCAGCAGGCGACCGATGCGGTGAACTACGTCTTCAACGAGAACGAGGGTTTCATGGCCCTCTACACGATGATGAAGGACTCGCTGATTCAGCGGAACGGCATCGTCAAGGTCTACTGGGACACATCGAGCGAGGGGTTCTTTGAGACCTACGAGGGGAAGACCCTGGAGGAGGTGATCCTCCTCGAAAGCGACACCGACTTCGACTTCAAAGAGGCCACCGAGCAAGTCTGGCAGGGCGAGGAACTGGTGGATCTGCCGGAGGACGTGGACCCGGAGAGCATCGACCCCAATCTGCTCCGCTTCACGATCAAGGGCATACGCCGCCCCAATGATGGGCGCGTGAAGATCGAGAACGTGGCCCCGGAGAACTTCCTGATTAACCGGGACGCTAAGTCCCTGACCGATACATCGTGCCGCTTCGCTGCCCAGCGCATCGAGACCACCATATCCCAACTTCTGGCCTGGGGGTTCGACCCTCAACAGGTGAAGTCGCTCCCCTCATCGAATGCTTCAGGCGGGAGCCTGGGCGAGTACAACGTCCGCGCATCGCAGGATGACGCTTCCCCGTTCTCCACAGGCGACCGGAGCGACAGTGAGCGCCCCGTAACGATCTACGAGTGCTTCGTCTTGGTTGATCGGGACGGGGATGGGATTTCGGAGTGGTGGCGGGTCTGTGTCGGAGGCGATTACGCATCGACAATTCTCGCTGAGGACACGGTAGAGGGTCACCCCTTCGCCTCAATCACTCCGATTCCCGTCCCCCACCGTTGGTCCGGCCTCTCGATTGCCGACACGGTCTCGGACATTCAGAACATCAACACCACTCTCTGGCGGCAGTACCTCGATAGCCTCTACCTGAATACCGACCCCCGCACGATCGTCCTATCGCAGGGGAGTGGTGATACCGCGCTCCCGATGGCGAACCTCGACCAGTTGCTGGATGCGCGACCCGGTGGATATGTCGAGGAGTACGCACCCGGAGCAATCCGCACCCTGCAAACGCCCAGCAACGGGCAGGACATGATCCCGGCACTGAGCCTCCACCAGCAGATGCTGAAGAGCCGCACCGGGATCTCACCCGAGGGCGCGGGCATATCCCCCAACGCAGTGAACAAGACCGCACTGGGCGTGATGGTCGAGAGTTCTGCCGCTGCCCAGAGAATCACGATGTACGCGAGGAT